TCTGAATTTGCAGCGTTTCTTATTTTAAGTAGATTAGTGTCTGTGTTTATGTGTAACTGAAAAGCTGCGAGGTTAGCAGCCCCAGAGGGATCACCAGCCGCACTGTTTACTGTTCTAAGGGACTCTAATATATCTTTTAAAGCCGTCCGAACTGCAAGTCCTGTACCATTGTCAGGTGAGAAATTACTTGCAGTCTCTTTGCCAGTAGAGTTTACTCTTGTCATTTACTTAGGCTCCCTTGCCATATCCTAACGCTTGAAAGGTAAATTTCACATCAATCACTGCATTAGAGGAGTTCTTGAAAACTATTGTAAACCCTGCACCAGAAATAGCACTCAATTCATAAAACGCACCGCTAGGCATATCCTCTGGAGCTATAACGATTGAGGGTAAAAACGCAGTAGTTGAGCCACCTATTGCACTTGTTCCTGTAAAGAATGGCTTACCAAAGACAACTGATAAGCCACCAGATGAGGTTCCTGATTGCAAAGGTGTGCTGATAATATTTCCTCCTGATTGATATTTGTTTTCTGTTCTAGATGGCAAGAAGGCATCAAAACCTAATTCAGTAAATTTTATATTTTCATTAACATCTACAGAGATTAAATTACTTGTAAATTTAAAAGCTCTTGCACTAAATGATCCATTGAACAAATTTTGAGCAGTTGTAAAACTTGAGTTATCTTGTGATGTTTGAACTTGTAATTTACTTTTTACACGATCACTACCAGCACCGTCAAAATTAAGTCTGGCATCTAAATCAGGAATAGAATCAAATAAATCTGATACAAAAAATCCCTCACTTTTTATGTGTCTTTTAAGTCTGACATTTTGAAAAACAGCCCCAAAATCTAAAACAGATGCAAACTCATAAGATCCTGTAAGATTAGATGCTGGGTCTGTTAACTGCAAAGCATTTGAACTTACAGTTAAATTTGTTTTTGTACCACTAAAAGCAGTCTGTTCTCTTTGACTTAAAACCAATAATTCGTCAGCCATTTCTGGCAAAGCAAGTTCAACTTTTGCCTCTGTAGCTGAAAGTCTGCCACCTAAATCACGAAATTTAATAGAATAAGTCCCTGTTAATGCTGGCAAAATAGCCTCATTTGTAGCTCCACTTATATTTTCATTTAAGTCAGACGAGTTTGAAAAAGTAGCTGATGACAATGTATTTGGAGTGTGCCTTATAACACAAGCTCCCCCAAATTCAACATCAAGACTTGTACTTTTTGTCCAAGATAATTTTACTTGTGAATTGCTGAGAGGTTCAATTTCAAAATTTGTAGGATTATCTGGTAGAGCAGTCAAACCAACAGTATTAACAGTTGTCTCTGTAGGACTTGCACTTCGTTCACCATTTGAATTTATTGTATAAATTTGTATTTTATAAGTGCCAGATTCAGATGGTAATATTTCAAATTCAGATTCTTGTGTGTTGACTACAACAGGGTTTTCATTATCTTTTGTATAAATAAGTTGATAAAGTGACGCACCCTCAACAGATTGCCAATCAATAAAAAGTTTTGGAACAGGTCTATTATTATTTAAAACAATTATTTCTTGTATTGCTTTTGTTCCGTCAGAGCCATCAATGATTTGAGGTGATGGCAAAATACTTGTAAGAATGTTTATGTTTTTTATCGGTAATTGTTCACCATCTTCTACCGCTGCATACTTGCCTTCGTTAAAATTAACAGCAGAAATAGAAAAAGTTTTTTTTGTATTTTCTTTTATATCTACAACCCTAAATGCTTGAACATCAATCTCTCCTGATTCAAGAATAAATGGACTATTAGTTACAGGTGCTGAAGTAAAATTTGACGAAACATTTACAATTCCACCACTTGTATAATTTGATATTGTTTTTGTTTCTACAGAACCATCAGAAAGCATACAACTTATCTGTGGACTATCACTTATGTCTGGCAAATTTGTTGCTCCAGAATCATCTAAAGTAACTTGTGAAACAGTCGCAGATTTGACTAGGCCACCTCTTCTTGTTGAAGATTTTACTCTATCTGCAATTCCAACAATATCACCTATTCTTAAAATCGAACCCGCTGCAATATTTGTTTCAAAAACAACTGTTTCTGTTTGATTTTGTTGTGTCTGTAAAAACCATTTTCCAACTCTTTGAGCCATACCTCTTGAAGTCGTGCCGAAAGTGCTGATATTTTTTGTCTGTGTTCCATATTTTGATTGAGCATTTGTATCTTTAACAGTCACATAATCTATTTCTTGTGTTTCAAGATCAAAATAAGAAACATTGATAACATTAAATCTAGTTTTTGAAGATGTACCAGAATATAAAAAATCTCCACCAATTACATTTGCATTATTGAATACATAGTCAAAACTTAAAGCACTTGGATTTGCATGGTCTTTTGGAGCATCTTGAACCACTTTTATTGTCCCTTCTTCGTAATAAGGTATTGCTCTCATCACAGAACAAATATCTCTAATAACTTGCATTGCATCACGCCTGTTATTGAGGTTTACATTTATTGAAAATCGTGGCTCCTGACCTCCATTTCCATCATCAACTAAAGCACTACAATATGTGCTTACCCCATAAAAAGTGTATGGATCTAGCTCAGACTCTGGTAAACCACAGCCACTTGTGGTGTCTGTAAGAAGATCATATAAAACCCATGCTGGGTCACTTGTCCAAGCTTTATCAGTTTTAAAAGTTCCATTAAAAGTTCCACTGTAAGTCAGCCTTCCATTTGCTATATCAACAGTTGCGTTATGAGGTATTTTTACAAGCTTCCCTCTAAGTCGGAAATTTCGTCTTGGAGCAGTTTGAAACAATTCAGAGCTAAATCTTAACGCTGTATAGGCTATGTTTGGATAATTATTAGGCTCTCTTATAATCTGTCTCATTTCTGCTAGTCGCATTGTATTAAAAGTATTTTCGTCACCAATATCATTGCCTCTTTCAACGCTTACAACTACTGGAAAAAATGAACCCGAAGCTCCAGATGTGTTTGTGTTATATCCAGATAAATCTCTTAAATCAATACCATAATCTCTGTTATATGGGTTGAAGCTTTTTCCCTTAACTGTCTCATCAATGACTGTGATTGCAGATCCGTTGTTTGGATTAACTTTTATAATTACTTGAACTGATGTTGATAATCTATTTCCACTCTCAGTATCAAGTCTAAAAAATTGATCGAATTTAACTTTAACTTGAACAGTATCAATGCTTACATTACTAATTGTTCCTGATCTTGCAGTTGCTGATCCGCCAACAGGAAAAGAACATTCTTGTCCTTTGTCACCTGTTATAACTTCACTACTTTGTTGTTCAGCAGCAAAAAGGACTGTGTTGTTGGCTGTTCCATCTTGAAACTCAAATCTAAATCTGTCTTTTGGATAGTTAAACTCTGAATCATTTGGGTCTGAGTTATCAGCATCAGCTTGTAAAACAGCGGTTCGATTAAGGAATAAATCTTTTAAAAAAGCATTTTGATATGCAGTGCTGGTCTTATCTGTGATGCCAGCCTTACTTGCTGTTGCACTTCCTTCAATCTGACCCTCTGCCAAAATATCAACAACAGTACCAAAATCAATAGATTTTAATTTATCACCATCAACAATTCCTATAATTTCTTTTATTCCAGCAGTAAGTCCAGATGCAGATGCTGTAACCATAATTAATCCTCATTAACAACTTGAAAAGTGTCTATTGAAGAACTCACAACTGTACTGCCGACTAGTGTTTCTCCATAAATTATATTTATTGGAACACCTTGTTTTGAATTATTCAAAAGTCCTGTGAAATTGTAATTAGGGTCTTGCGGATCTTCTTGTCTGTTTGCTCCAAATGGTTTTGGATCAGGTGAAAGCATATCAGTAACACCAGAAATAAGCATATTAACTCCTACTGCTAGAAATGTACTTTGTAAAGCAGCCCCTATAGTTATACCTAAAATTGTTGCTCCAGCTCCCCATGCGGTAAACAATGCACCAGCAGCCAAAAAGAAAAGTTCACCATGCACCACAGGAATAATTTTAATATCACTTTCCGTATACATATCAAGTAATTCTTCAGTGACTCTTAAATCCCCAGCCATGATGCAATATTCTTGATCTTTAATATGTTCTCTTACGCCTTGAAAATTGTTAATTAAAAAACTAAAAGCTTCCTTCGCACTCTTAGCTTTTATTTCAAAAGTCGATTGACCAACAAATTTTCTTAATCTTCCATAAATTGTTAATTTAATCATTTATTTCAGATGGATATACAACAATAATAGACTCTGATTTAGGTTCTACAAGGTAAAAAGGTAAATCTAAATACTTACAGGCCATTCTATCAGTATGACTGAAAGCCAATTCTCCATCAGGG